GCATGAGCGACAATCAACAGCAGCCAATCGAGCAGGCCACTCCCGGCACCACGATCCCCGGCGAGGGCCAGCCGGAACAGCACGCTCCGGAGCGCTCGGAGAATGAAACCCGCGCCCGCGCCATGGGATGGGTCGACAAGGACAGCTTCCGTGGTCCGTCCGAGAAATGGGTCGATGCCGACGAGTTCGTGCGCCGCGGCGAGGAGGAGCTTCCCGTCCTTCGCGAGCGCAATCGCGACCTCTCTCGCAGGTTCACAGACCTCGAGACCAAGCTGCAGAAGCAGGAGCGGGAGTTTAACGAGCGCACGCAGCGCCAGGAAAACCTGGCGCGCATCGCTCTTGCCCAGCAGCGCGCGAACCTTTCCGCCCAGTACGATGCGGCGAAAATGCAGGCCGTCGAGATGGGCGATACCACCAGGTATCAGCAGCTCAATCGCGATCAGCAGCAGGCGATCCAGAATTTCGACGAGCAATATCACAAGGCCGTCGAGCCGCCGCAGCCACAACGTCAGAATGGTCCGCCACCGGACGTGCAGGCAAAGGTCGACGCCTGGGTTGTCGAAAACCCGTGGTTCGCCACCGATCCTGGCATGAACCAATACGCGCAGACCGTTCACATGCATCTGCAGCGGACGCAGCCTAGCCTCACGGTCGACCAGAATTTTGCAGAGGTATCCAAGCTCGTTCGCGAGCGGTTTCCCGAGAAGTTCGGCCGCGCCGGCGGCGGTGGTCCTCCAGCCGTTGAAGGCGGATCAGGCATGCCGTCGGGTGGCGGGAGGCGAACGCGCGGTTACGCGGATCTGCCGGCTGAAGCGAAGCGCGACGTTGATGAATTCGTCAAGGCCGGCGCCTTCAAGAGCCGCGACGACGGCGCCAAGGCTTACTGGACCCACAACGCCTGAAGAACGAGACCAATCATGAGCACCAACACGAACGTCGTTGAGAAGCCGCGGCCGCGCATTGAGGAAGAGCGCGCGCGCCGCCGCCGCCGGGAAGACATCACCTCTGGCCGCCAGAAAAATCTGGCCATCGATGGCGATCTCGACCCCCGTTACGCGTATCGGTGGATTAACGACGATCCCGGTCGTGTGCACAATCTCACTGTGCGCGACGATTGGGACATCGTGACAAGTGATCAGCTCGGCGCCCGGAACGAGAGAGACAAGGGTGTCGGAAGTGGCGTCGAGCGCATCGTCGGCAAGTCCGACGGCAAGCGCGCAATGCTCGTGAGAAAGCTGAAGGATTATTACGACGTCGACGAGGCCAAGAAACAAGCCGACATCGATGTCACCGACGCCGCATTGAAGCGTGGCGAGACCAGGAGCTCCCAAGGAATACGGGAGAGTGATCCTGCGAACAGCTACGTCCCCAGCGGCGGCATCATCATCCAGGACGGCCGGCGCGGCTGATCCCTTTCGGAGTCTACCAACATGGCGAATGTCGACACGCCGCGCGGGCTCAAGCCGGTGCGGTACGTGAGCGGTGCGCCCTATAACGGGGCCGCCAATCTCTACTACATGCCTGCCAGTGACACGAATGCGGCCGGATATCTCGGTGCGCTCGTGAAGCCTGCGGGATCTGCCGACGCAAACGGCGTGCCTTCCGTGACGGCCAACGTCGCAACGGGCAATCCGGTGATCGGCGTCATCGTCGGTGTCGAGCCCCTGCTCGGTGCCGGTGCCAATGGTCGCGACTCGACCAACTACCGGGTCAACTCGACCGAGCGTTACGTTTGGGTCGCAGACGATCCGAACCTGCTGTTCGAGGTGCAGGAGGATGGCGAAGGCGGTGCTCTGGCAGCCACGAATTTGTGGATGTCGGCGGACCTCACCGGGTTCACCTCGGGCAGCGCGAGCACGGGCCTGTCGGCGATCGAGATCGACTCGAACACGGCGACTTCGTCCGGTGATGGCACCGAGGACGTGGTGATTGTCGGGTTCGCGCAGCGCCCGGACAATGAGCTCGGATCGCAGTGGGGCAAGTTCCTTGTGCGCCTCAACAATCACTTCCTCGTTGATGGCGCCGCTGGCGCGTAAGGAGACCCATCATGAGCGGCGTAATCACGACCGGTACAATCCCCAAAGCCCTATGGCCGGGGATGCATGCCTTCTGGGGCCGGGACTACAAGGAGCATTCCCAGGAGTGGAAGGACATCTTCGACGAGGAGCAGTCCTCCAAGGCCTACGAGGAAGATCAGGAAGTGACCGGATTCGGTCTCGCTCCGATCAAGGCGCAGGGCAGCGCAATCAACTACGACACCGAGACCGGTGGTCCGACCAAGCGCTACACCCACGTCGTCTATGCGAACGGGTTCATCGTGACCCGAGAAGAGATGGACGACAACCAGTATGTCGCCCTCTCGAAGCGGCGCACCAAGGCCCTGGCGTACTCCGTGCGCCAGACCGAGGAGATCGTCGGCGCAAACGTCCTCAATCGGGCGTTCACAGGAACGTATACGGGCGGTGACGGCAAGGAGCTGTGCGCGACCGACCATCCGACCGTGAACGGAACGCAGTCGAATGAGCTCGCCGTAGCGGCGGACTTGTCCGAGGCGGCGATCGAGGATCTGTGCATCCAGATCATGCAAGCTCGCAACTCGCGCGGTTTGAAGATCCAGGTGATGCCGCGCAAGCTGATCATTCCGTCGACGCTGGCGTTCGATGCTGAGCGCATCGTCAAGTCCGCCAAGCAGAGCGGGACGGCGAACAACGACGTCAACGCCATGAAGTCGATGGGGATGTTCCCCGACGGCATCACCATCAACCACTACCTGACCGACGTGGACGCCTGGTTCATCAAGACCGACGTTAGCAATGGCCTCATCCGCTTTACGCGGCGTGCGGCCGAGTTCGGCAAGGACAACGACTTCGACACCGAGAACGTCAAGGCGAAAGCCACGGTGCGTTTTGCTGTCGGCTGGTCGGACTGGCGCTCCCTGTTCGGTTCGCCCGGCGCGTAACAGCACCATCCCAGAGAGCGGCCGGCACGCGTCGGCCGTTCATTTCCCTCTGAACGCTCTCCAAGGATGATTTCCCATGGCACCTCCCGTCCGTTACCCCAGCGGCGTAACCAACGTCCGCCCCAATGACCCCCTCTATATGTTCCCGTCGCATGATCCGTCGCGGCTCATCACGTACTGGAACGACTTTCACAACTACACCTCCGGCGACTGGACGCTGACGGAGACCCAATCCGGCGCGACCCAGGCTGTCAACACCGGCGCAAATGGCGGCATTCTGCTGCTGACGAACGCAACCGGCACGACCGACGTCAACCAACTGCAGTTGATCAACGAGACATTCAAGCTCGCGACTGGAAAGCAATTCTGGCTCAAGGCCCGGTTCGCACTCACCGCCGGCACCATGGGCAACTTCGGCGGCCTCGTCGGTCTCGCCATCACGGATACCACAGCAGTGGGCGGCGTTTCGGATGGCATTTTCTTTCGCAAGCCGTCGGGCGGCGCGACACTGTCGGCCGTTGTCTGTAAAGGCTCAGCCGAGACCACGCAGGCGCTCGGCTCGGTGGTCACCGCAACGTTCGTGACGGCCGCGCTCTACTACAACGGTAAGGATGCCATCGAATGCTGGCTCGATGGGGCAAAGGCCGGAACCATGGCCGCGACCAACCTTCCTGACACCGAGGAGCTTGCGGTCACGCTCGCATCGGTCAACGCCACGAGTGGCGCGGCCAACGTTCTGTCAGTTGACTACATCCTCGCGGCTCTGGAGCGCTGATCATGGCAGATGCGGTAGCCACGCGCACTCTCGTCGATGGACCGCGAAACGCGGTGCTGCAATTCACGAACGTGAGCGACGGCACCGGGGAAAGCGCCGTCGTCAAGGTGGACGTATCGGCCCTGTCCGGGGCGCCCACCAAGGTTCGCGTCGATCGGATCGTTTACACCACGGTTGGCATGAGCGTGAACATCCTCTGGGATGCGACCACGCCCGTGCTGCTGGCATCGATCCCGTCGGATCGGTCGGACCACCTCGATATGAAAAAAGCTGGCGGGTGGCAGAACCCACAGACGACAGGCTGGACCGGCGATATCAAGTTCACCACCGTTGGACATACGTCAGGTGACACGTACTCCATCACCTTGCATCTGGTGAAGGACTTCTGATGAGCGGTTTCCGTCGCTTCGAGAACGATCGACGGTCTTTTGTTGGGACTGGAGGTGTTGTAACTGCGTCACCTACGCTCCAGCCCGCTTTCAGTCGGGCCGTGATAGCTCCCGGTGTTACTCCGAGACGATGAGCCCATTCGTGGGTAAGGAGCCGCTCACCATTGTGAGCAAGGAAGACGTTGCCGGCACGATTTCTTGCCTGCTCGGTCTGCGTCGACCACCGACAGTTGTCTGGACTGTATGGACCGTCATTGTCGATGCGATCCAAACTAAGGCCAGGAAGAGCAAATTGGTCGTTGTCGGCAACGAATGCAGCGAGATCGAGCCATCGATCGCACACTCTAATGCCCCTGCCGCCGTAGCGATGGTATGCGACATGATTTGGATTAGTGCAGCGCTCCTTCATTGAGCGCCAAATGCCTGCAAGCCGATGCTTAGTGAGACCGTGGGTCTTTTGGGAAAGCGCTGCGCGCTCACGAAATAGACATCCACATGAAGTGGATTCACCACGCCGTAGACAAGATCCAGAAACGGTACGCGTAACACCGCAATCACATTGGCAAATGTAGGCGATGTGAGCGTTGTATTTGCGCTCATGAGAGCGTGCAAGAACGGTCCACCGACCGAAGCGAAGTCCAGTGAGATCTTGTTTCATTCGAGGAGTCTACCAGTGACGGACTCGACTTCAAGCAACGACAAGTATCGTCATGGAGATTTCCTCGTCATTTGTGACGTATGCGGATTTCGCATGTATGCGTCAGAAACCCGCATGCGCTGGGACAATCTGCGGGTGTGCCGGAAGGATTGGGAGCCGCGCCACCCGCAGGATTTCGTGAAGGGAATGCGCGATCGGCAGGCCGTTCCGAACCCGCGTCCTGAACCGCCTGATCAGTTCATCACGGGCGAAGTGACGGCTGACGACCTATGAGCACGTCCGGCAGCATCGATTTCAGCATGACGGCCCAGGCGCTTTCGACGTGGGCCCTGCGCAAGATCAACGTCGTCGCCGCGGTGGATACGCCGTCGGCGGAGGACATGCGCGATGCCATCACCGATCTCAATCTGATGCTGAAGACATGGCAGATGACGGGCCCGAACCTGTTCCGCCAGACCTTCGGATCAGTCACGCTCGTCGCCAATACCGCATTCTATGTCCTGTCTCCGAAGCCGTTCCGGGTGATCGAGGCGCGCTATCGCGATGCCAACGGACGTGACATTCCCATGCTTCCGCTGACCCGACAGGAATACGTCGATATGCCGCAGAAGTCGGCACTCGGCACACCGACGCAATACTACGTCGATTATCAGCGCACCGCGGCTACGCTCTATGTGTGGCCGGTGCCTGCGGCGGTGACGACAGAGACGGTGCAGACGACGTTCCAGCGCGCGATCGAGGACATTGACGCACAGTCGAACGACATCGACATCCCGCAGGAGTGGTTCGAGACCGTCGGCTACAATCTTGCCGAGCGCTTGCTCGAGCGATTTCCAGCCGATGAAAGAACGTCGGCACTTGTACTGCGGCGTGCCGGTGAACTGATGGCGCTGGCGAAGGATACGGATCGTGAGGAGTTCGTGCGCTTCGAGCCGGAGCGCGGCCGATGGGGGTAACCGTCGATCTGACGCTGCCGCTCGGATCATCTCCTGCTGAGGATACATGGGCCGGCAATGCACGGCTCGTGAACGGATTCGCGGCGCCGATTGAGCGTGGACGATCGGAGTACATCATTCAGGCGGCGGACGGGCTAGCGTCATTATCGACCATTGCGGGAGGTGATGGCATTCGGGCGATGACACCTGTCACCGAGGCGTCAGGGTTTGTCGTGGCTGGGCGTATCGCGGCGCGTGTCGATACCACGGGGACGAGCACGATCCTTGGCGGTGTGCCGTCGGATGGTCATGTCGGTGTCGCGCAGAACTCGGACGGCGAAGTCGCGGTGGTCTGCGACGGGCTTTATTTCGCCTATACGGGTGGGTCATTTTCGCAATTGTCCGATCCGGATCTCGCGCCGCCCGTCGATGTGTGCAGTCTCGGCGGCTATTTCGTTTTCATGATCGCCGACGGGCGCATGTTCGCTTCCGATCTGAACGATTTCCAGGTCGGCGGTCTCTCCTATGCCGAGAACGAGACGCTGCCGGATGGTGGCGTGTGTGTCTGGAGCAGGGGAAACGACCTGATTGCCGGCGGTTTTCGCTCCATTCAGGTGTGGCAGATCAATCCTTCCGCCGAGGGCGGCACGTTTCCGTTCGCACCGACCACAATGGTGATCGAGCCAGCAACGCAGCAGACGATCGGAGTTCTGGCCCCCGGCAGCGCGATCGATGGCGTGTTCTGCGCCTCCGACAAGACGATCAAAGCCCTTGATGGATACTCCGCCGTCACCATCAGCCCTCCGGCGCTCAACCGCCTGATTGCGACCGATCCAAATCCGTTCGGGATCTCGGTCACGCGCTGGTCGTCCCGGGGCTACACCTTCTATGCCTTCTCGGGGACCGCCTGGACCTGGGTCTACAATGCCACAACGAAGCAGTGGCACGAACTCGCCAGCTACGGCTTGACCCGCTGGCGCTGTTCCAAGGTGATGGACCTCGGCGGCACCCTGATCGCGGGACACTATGCCGAGGGCAAGCTGTTTCGCCTCGATCATGACGTGCACACCGAGGATGGCGACCCTCACGTCATGGACGTGTACTCGGTCTCGATCGGTGATGTTGCAAACAGGATCGCGCATTACGGCATCCGGCTCGACATCGTGCCTGGCACGATTCCGATTGATCAGGTTGACCGCCATGTCGAATTGGCATGGTCGGACAACGGCGAGCCTTTCGGCCATGAGATGCTGCGCTCGCTGGGCAACTACGCGCAGACCCATACACAGATCCGCTTCGACCGGCTCGGATCGTCGTTCAACCGGTCCTATCGGCTGCGGATGAGCGCCGGCGGCCGGCGTGCAGTCTATGGCGGCAAGCTCAACGTCTCGCATATGGGCGGAACCTGATGGCGGATCTCACGCCGCCACCGATCAATCATCCTGTTCTGGGTTCTGACGGCAAGCTGACGCCGGAATGGGTTCGGTGGATCACCGAGCTCGTCCGCGTCATCAGAGGGCTATAGCGATGGGCTTCTTCTCGAGTCTGCTGGGCAAGGACAGCGCGAAAGCGGCAGAGCAGTTGGGCCAGCGCTCGATGCAGCGCACCAACCAGGGCTACGACACCGCCAACCAGTACGCGAAAACTGGTTATGACACGTCGATGGGGCGGTATCAGCCGCTCTATGGCCAGGCACAGTCGGGCTACAATCTGCTCGCCGACAGCTATGGCCTGAATGGCGACGCAGCGCGGGACAAGGCCTATGCGTCGTATTCGTCCGATCCGTTCAATGCGCAGTCCGGGCAGATCACGCAGAACCTGCTTGGCAACATCATGAACACCGCCGCTTCGCGCGGGATGGGCAACAGTGGGGCGACGCAACTGGCGATGAGCCGGGCGGGACTGGAAGCGCAGGACCGCAGGGTTGCGGATTGGCGATCGGGTCTGACCGGCTTCGGCAATCAGGCGGTCGGGATAGCCGGCAACATGGCCGGGCTCGATCAGAACTATTACGGCGGCATGGCGGATCGTGAGGTCGGTCGCGCCGGTGCGCTCAATCAAACCGATGCGAATGCGACGATGGCGGCGAGCAACGCCAAGATGTCCGGCATCACCAACCTGCTGAGCGGAATTGGCAACATTGCAGGCATGGCGTTCCAGGGCTTTGCACCTGGAAAGGGCGGAACGTCGACGTGGGGCAACGTCAATAACTACCTCTCCGGCAAAGCGTGGGCCTGACCATGGCGACGAACTATCTGGCCAAGCCCTGGGACTTCGAGACGCCGAACATCAACGCGTTCTTCCAGCCTGTGCAGCAGGGTATCGACCGCTACAACAAGCAAACGCAGGTCTATGAAGAGAACCGTCGCGCCGACGAGCAGCTCGGCATGCAGCGGGAACGGCTGGGGATGGCGCGCACAAAGGCCGCGCGCGAGGACGACGACGCCAAGATCACCCGCTGGGGCCGTGAAGCCAACGCCATCCATGGCCTGCAAGGCCCACAGCGGCAGGCCGCATGGACGCAATGGATTCAGTCAAACCCGGATCTCGCCTCGCATGCGAAAGCCCGCGGCGTCGATCTGAACGACTTCAACAGCGGGCCTCAGTTCATCGCCACGGAGGCAGGCGTCTACGACGCGGACAAGAAACGCCAGATCGATGCGCAGATCGCGTCGAGCCAGGCCAGTACGGCCGCTTCGAACGCGCAACTACAACAGATCAGCCGCCAGACGCCCGAATGGCGCATGCAGAACGCTGGGCGCTTCGGCATCGACGTGAACACGCCGGAAGGGAAAGCGTTTGTCATCTCGGGACAGTACGCGCCGAAGGACGAGCTGACCGGCATCATCGGTGGAGTGGTTCGGGATGCGTTGAAACCAACAGCGCCGCAGCAACAGTCTAGCGCACCCTTGTTGCAACCGCAGTCATTTGCTGATGGGCCACAAAGCGATCCGAACCTGATCCGCGTGCAAGCCCCCAACGCTCAGCCGCCAGCATCGCTACCGCCGCCGGTCGGTAGCATGTTCGATGGAAAGACTCCGGAACAGAAGCGTCGGATTGGCGAAGCACTGATGCTTGACCCGCGCACGAAGGCGCTTGGCGAGCAGTTGATGAAGGACACGGACCGGGAACGCTCCGAGCTGGGCAAGACGGCGACCAACGACATTGACGAAAAGATCGTCAATGGGCTCAACGTTCTTACTCGGATGGAAGGCATCGCCGATTCATTCAAACCAGAATTTCAGACGATCGGCACACGGATGGGAATGGCTGGTGCCGGGTGGATGGCAAAGATTGATCCCAGCCGGATTGACCCGAAGACCGCGGCGCAGCTCGCCGAATTCTCGACATACCGCCGCCGCGCATCTGAGAACGTGAATACGACCATCAAGGAAATCACTGGCGCTGCGATGAGCATCCCAGAGGCATCGCGCATCCTCTCCCAGGTTCCGAACGCAGGTACTGGGATCTTTGATGGTGACGACCCCATCACGTTCAAGGCCAAAATGGACGACGTCGTCAAGCAGTCGCGGCTTGTGGTTGCTCGACAGGCCTGGCTGAAAAAGAACAATCCGCAACTGCTTGACCAGCTTGCCAGGAATAAGATGGCTGGAGTCGAGAACATCATGCCGCTCAACAAGATGAACGACATGATGAACGAGCGACGCAACCAGATCTATCAGGACCTCAAGCAGCGCTCACCAAACGCAAGCCGCGATCAGTTGCTGCCGTTCGTCGGACAGCAACTCAAGCAGGAGTTCGGCATCTAATGGGCGAACTCGATGACCTGCCTGATGCGCTTGATCTGATCCAGGTTCAGCAGCGCCAGCCGCCACCGATCAATCAGGATCCATTGCGGTATGGAAGCGGACGGACATCACCGCGTCCACAACGCCCTGCTTCACCCCAAGCGGAGCCGTCGCAGACTGCTCCGCAAGTTGCGCCAGCGCTACCGCCACAAACAACAGATGAATTACCGGACGCCCTGGACATCATGCGGGGGCCCGCACGTCCAGCAGCGCCTCAATCACCCGCACAAACTTCTGCAGCGCCGCAGCCTCAGAACTACGCCGAGCCGGACGCACCATCATGGCTCGGCCGGCGCTGGCAGGACATCCGCGGCAAGCGCGATCCTCGCTATGACGGCCTGCCGCCCATGCTGCGGGAGATCGACAAGCTGCAAGGCATCCGCGGGACGAACGAGGCCGACAACCTTTCGCGCTACGCGCTCGGAGCCTCCGACAAAGACCTGTCGAAGATGTACCAGGAACAGCTCGGCCGGAACTTCGTGCGCCACGAAACCGATGCGAACGGCTATCCCGTCATCGTTTTCCGTGACAACGCCGGCCAGGAGAAGAAGGCCTATGTCAACCGGCCGGGACTGGACACGGAAGACGTTGTGCGCGGTGCGGTTGGCGGTCTCCCCTTCATGGCGGCCGGCGGCGTGGCTGGCGCGGCGCTGAAAGGCGCTCCCTTGTTGGGCCGTGTCGGCGGGCAGGCTGTCGCACAGGCTGGCGCTTCCGTGGTGCAGGACGCGGCAGCCGTCGGCACAGGAGTGTCCGATTTCGACCCAATGCATTCCACGGTGAAGGCCGGCGTGGCTGCTGCTGGTGGTGCCGGAGCTGAGCTACTCGGTGCCGGCGTCAACGCCCTCATGCGCAAGTCCGGCGAGCGCGCCCTGTACAATTCCGCAACTGGAACGCTGACGCCGGAAGGCGAGGCCGCGCTTCGCGCCACCGGCGTTGATCCGGCTACGCTTCCGCAGCAGGTCGCACAGGACTTCGCGAAGGCGTTCGCCAAGACCGGCAATGCAGAGGCTGCATTCAAGCAGGCGGCTTCGAGCGAGGCTGGGATTCGCAGGTCGATGGGTGAGCTGACCCAGAACCGGGAACAGCTGTTGCGCGAGCAACAGATGCGCGGCGGCGTCTACGGCACCCCGGCCCGGGAGGCGGTCGAGAACTTCGACAAGCTCCAGCGTGCCGATATCGAGCGCGCTGTAGCAGGATCGACGAGCAACCGGGCCCAGCCAACCATTCCGCAACAGATCGCCCCCGATCGGGCCCTCATGCTCTCTCGTGGCGCCACCAAGGCCGACATGGGCGAGAACATCGCGGGGAACAATAGCCGCGCCTACGCGACGGCCAAATCCCAGGAGCGCGCGGCCTGGGAGAGTGTCCCCAAAAGAACGGCGACACCGGAAACGCTCGCGCAGATGGACAGCGCAATCGCCAATGCCTTCGCATCGAAGGGTGGCGTCATGGTTGACGAGCAGGTCACGCCGATGGCCGCGAACATGGCCAAGGCGCTGGACAGTTTCAAGGCTGGCGAGGCACCGGCCAAGGCCGCTAAGATCCTGCCCGACAGCCCGGCCAATGACATCACCACCATGCGCAAGCGCCTGCTTGCGATGCGGCAGTCGGCACAGACGCCGGAGGACAAGCGAGCAGCAGGCGCGGTCTATGACGGCTTTCTGTCCTGGGAGGTCACGGCGGCCGAGCAGGCCGGCGATATCATGGCGGCAGCTAAGGCCCGCGTCGCGCGGGAGACGACGCGGCAGCTTCACGAGATCTTCGACGGCGAGAAAGGATCGTCCGGCGCCGGCATATTGCGCGGCATCATGAAGAATGCTGACAGCCCGGAAGCCGTGGTCAACGCGCTGTTCACCGGCCCAACATCCCAGGTGAAAAACGGCACGCCCTCCGCCCTGCGCAATCTCAAGCAGGCCTACGACACGTATTTCGAGAAGGAGGCCGCCAAGAGCGCCTGGGATGACGTGCGGTTGGCCTACTGGATCAAGATGACCACCGATCGTGGCGCGGAAGTGAAGACGCCGGGGGCGCTATCGTCCGCCATCAAGACCATGCTGGGCGATCATGCGAGCCTGACGCGGGAGCTCTATTCGCCGCGGGAGGTCGCAGCCATGAAACGCTTGGCGCTCGCCACGCAGGATGTCGCCAAGAAGAACCCGAACACGTCATGGTCCGCGGTTGGCGTTGGTGCGCTCGCGAAGGATGCCTTCAACGGCGTGCTGAACATGATCGGCTGGAATAGCGTGGCTGGGCGCACCGTCGCCGGCACGTTGGCACGGCCTGTCATGGGTGCCTACGGCTCGACGCAGGCGACACGAGCCACTGGCGGTCTGCAAGGCGCAACGCTGCCGGCCCTTCCCGGTCCGTCCTGGGGCGGCTACGGCGGCGCCATCGGCTCGCAATCACAGCAGTGACCGCATCACGTCCATCTTTACCCAGATGAAGACGATCTTCATCGCGATCAGCAGGGCCACGCCCGCCGCGATGATCAGTCCGCGTTGAATCTTCTGCATCCATCCCCCGTTCCGCGTCCTCTCCCCTCCCTTTCACGGGACGATGACTCATGCCGGACTCAGGCTTTATCATCCCACCTTCAGGCCGTGTCGTCGATGTCGATGGGCGCACTGTCCCCGGTGGAACGATTGACGTTTATGCTGCTGGAACCAGCACGCCGAAGATCGTCTATTCGGATGCGGCGCTGTCGGTTGCGCTGGGATCGACGGTGTACCTCGATTCCGGCGGCCATCCCGTGGCCTCGCAGGGCTCATCCACAAAAGTCCTGATCTATACCGGGGCCGCGCTCGTCAAGCTGGTGGTCAAGGATGCCGATGGCGCCACGATCGCGACCTATGACAACGTGCAGATGGCGCAGGATACCTCGGCCCTGACGCCAGGCGGTGGCGGCGGCAGCGCGATTTCATCGGTCGTCTCGAAGACTTCCGACTACACCATCCTCGAGGCCGACGCTTCGAAGCTGTTCAATTGCGATCCGACCGGCTCAGCGTTCGCCATGACGCTGCCGGATGCAACAGCCGTTGGCGATGCCTTCTCCGTCATCGTTCGTCATGCCGGCACCACGACCACCAATGCGATCAAGATCGCGACCGTCTCGAGCCAGACGATTGCGGACGGCATGGCGCTGTCCAATGCGATCGCGCTCGTGGGCGGTGGGGAATCCGTGCGTCTTGTTTCCAACGGCGCCAACTGGCTCGTGGTCGAGCACACCGACCCGCGTCTGACCCATCCTATGCCGCTCCCGGTGGTCTCGCGCCTGACGGCGCCGCCAACCTCTCCTGCCGCTGGCGCCTTCTACGTCATCACGGGTTCGCCCACCGGCGCATGGTCCTCCTACGCTGAGCATGATCTCGTGCGGGCTGATGGCCAGGGCGGCTGGATCAGGTATCAGCCCTCCGCCGATTGCGGTTGGATGGCCTATGTCCAGAGCGACGATCTTCTGATCCAGTATCGCGGATCGGCGTGGGTCGATCTCACCAACGTGACTGCGCCGACAACATCGACGCTGCGGCGGATGCTGATCGAGAACCAGCAACCGTCGGGCACAGCCGCCACGACTGCAACGACGTCGGCCTACACGAAGCGAACGCTCAACACTGTCACCAGAAACACGATCCTGGCCGCAAATGGCGCGCCGGCCGATGCCTCGCTTGCCTCGAGCCAGATCACGCTGCCGGCTGGAAAGTACAAGCTCACGGCGTCGCAGGCGTTCTTTTTCGGCGGCGCGAGCACCGACTACATTTTTGGGCTGCGTCTTTGGAACGCCACGGACAGCGTTGGGGTGGCGTACAGCGATTGGTATCGCACCGTCGTGACAACCGGGTCGATACAGCACACCGACACCGCTGTTCTTCTGGCGGACATCGACATCAGCGCCACCAAAGTCTTCGAGCTCCAATACTATACCAATGGCGCCGGCACGCTGGGTAATCCTAAAAGCCATGGCGTGGCGGAGACCTATTGCCAAGTAGAAATCCTTGACCTTGGGAGCATGCAGGGACCGCGCGGCATTCAGGGGCTGCAGGGTGTCACCGGTGCAACTGGTTCCACGGGCGCCACCGGAGCGACGGGAGCGCCCGGTGCAACAGGTTCAGCGGGTGCCACCGGAGCGACCGGCCCCAACGTCGGCCTCGATTACGCCTGGAGCACCAGCACATCCGGCGACCCTGGCACCGGCAAGGTCCTGGTCAATCACGCCACGCCGGCCAGCGCCACGCAGCTCAACATCTCGGAGAGCAATCGCCAGAGCGCGTCCCAGTCCGCCTATATCGCCACATGGGACGACTCGACCAACACCTCCAAGGGGGTTATCCGCATTCTCGATGTGGCGGCACCGGGGACGAATTTTCTCGAGTATGAGATCACCGGCAGCCTCACGGACCAGGGCGCCTATGACACCTTCCCGGTCACGTATATCGGCGGCGCAGGCACGATTGCGAACGATGCCATCGTTTCCGTGGTGTTTGTCCGCACGGGGAACAAGGGGGCGGATGGGGCCGGCAGTGGTGATGTCACGGGCCAATCTTCATCTGTCGATAGTGAAATCGCGCTGTTCAGCGGAACCGGCGGCAAGACGATAAAGCGGATGACCGGCTCGGGACTCGTCAAGGCGACGTCTGGTGTAGCCTCGGTGGTCGCACCTGGCACAGGCGTAGAAACTTTCCTCACCACTCCATCTTCTGCGAATTTAGCGGCCGCATTGACCGACGAGACCGGGACAGGCGCACTTGTGTTCGCTAATTCGCCGAGTCTCACGACACCGGCACTCGCCGGCGAGACTTACTCCTTTGCAAGCGTAACAGCTGGAACGAACGCCCAAGGGCAGGGCGCACTTACTGCCGATATCAACGTGGTTGCGACAGCTGCCAGCGCCCCTAGTGGCGTAACGCTTCCGACCGCAACTGCTGGGCGCCGCGTTGTCGTCATCAACTGGGGAGCCAACGCAGTCAATATCTACCCTGCCACTGGAGCTCAGATCGACGGTGGTGGAGCAAATAACCCTATTCAGGCCGCTAGTGGCGGCTGCTGGATGGAGTTCTGGGCTGGTTCCACCACGCAGTGGTACTGCTCTATGCAGCCTATCCTGTACACGTCGGTAAAACTGACATCGGGCGGTATCATTGCATTCCCCTCAGCTGGAGGAACACTCAAGAGTGCAGGCGTAGAGACGATCTACGTTCCAGCTGCCGCGATGACCGCCCGCACCACCAACGGGGCGGCTGTTGGAACCGTCGAGACCACGACCAACAAGGTGATGTTCTCGACCTTGGATTTCGACACCACCACGCAGGAGTTCGCACAGTTCGCTGTGCGCATGCCCAAGAGCTGGAACGTCGGCACGGTCACGGCGGTGTTCACTTGGAGCCACGCCTCGACGACCACCAACTTCGGCGTCGTGTGGGCATTGGAGGCGGTATCGCTTTCGGATGCCGAAGCTGGTGACACCGCATTTGGTACGGCGCAGCAGATCGCCGATACGGGCGGTACCACGAACATGCTTTACGTAACGAGCGCCACGCCGGCGATGACGATTGGCAGCACGCCAGCGGCACAAGACTGGGTGGTGTTCCAGGTCAAGCGGGTTCCCGCTGACGGCTCCGACACCATGGCGATCGATGCGCGCCTGCATGGCGTCACGCTCTACTTCACCACCAACGCCACCAATGACGCGTGAGGTGAATCCATGAGCTTAGCTGTCAATCAATTGATCGGGTTCGGGGCGCGGCGGGCTGGCGCGATTTCCATGACCGCGACGGGCGGAACCATCACCAATGCCGGCGGCTATACGATCCACACGTTCACATCGAGTGGCACGTTCCAGATTACGGGCGGCTCGGGGACGGTTGAATACCTTGTGGTCGCGGGCGGTGGCGGTGGTGGGCGCGACCTTGTTTCAGGAGGCGGCGGCGGTGCCGGCGGCATGCTGACGGGCTCGCAATCGCTTGGTGTCGGCTCATATGCTGTCACGGTCGGCAACGGTGGGACCGGAGCAACATCGGATGGAACATCCGGCGGTGATGGCGGGAGCTCAGTTTTTGCCGGGTCGAGCACCATCACCGCCACGGGTGGCGGCGGTGGCGGCGCGGCAGCAGCCACCGGGCGCAGCGGCGGTTCCGGTGGCGGTGGCTCCGGCAATCCAACGAACGGCGGCGCAGGGACAGGCGGACAGGGCAGCAACGGCGGCAACGGTGCAACCAATGCGGGCGGCGGCGGTGGTGGTGCGGGAGCGGTTGGCTCTGCTGGATCAGGCAGCGGCGCGGGCGCGGGCGGCGCCGGCACATCGAGCAGCATTTCCGGGTCCGCTGTCACTTATGCAGGTGGCGGCGGCGGTGGCGTCAACTCAGCCGTATCGACCTCTTCGGCATCGGGCGGTGCCGGCGGCGGCGGCGCTGGCGGCTATTACAATGGGTCCGTCTTGAACGCTGGCGTGGCCGGAACCGCGAACACTGGCGGCGGCGGCGGTGGTGGTGGACGTCAGGCAGGCGTCGCTAACTCAAGTGGCGGAAACGGCGGCTCTGGCGTCGTGATCGTGCGTTACCTCACATGAGTGGGCATCGCATGAACGAGGAAGCCGCGATGCTGGATGCCATTGCTCAGCGTATCGAAGCTCGCATCACTGAGATCAAATCGGCTTGGTCACCAGAGGAGCCGCGCATCGTCCAGCAAGTGCGAGCGCTGACGCGGGCCGTCCAAGGGATCTCGCAAGCAACCGCTGCACTCAAAGAACTGGAGCGCTAAAACATGGCTGAATATGCACGTGTTGAAAATGGCGTCATTGTAGAACGACGTGAGATCGAAAGTATACCGCCCCACAAGGCGCACCTTTGGACGCCTGTGGTTTACGAGGGCGGCGGTGACCTCAGCGATATCGTGATCGAGGAGAACCGCGTGCTGGTGGTTCGCTCAGAGGTTCCGCTTGATCAGATCAAGTCCGCCCTTCTAACCCAAGTAGACGATGACGCGGAGCGTGAGCGCTTGCGCTACATCACGTCCGGCTCCGGCAAGGCGATGAGCTACCAGGAGAAGCTCGCAGAAGCCCGGCTCGTCCTCGATGATCCGATGAACGTCAGCCCGGATTTGGTTCCGATCCTTGCGGCCGAAGCTGAAGCGCGCGGCATCTCGCTCGAAGCCGCTGCCGCTCTCGTTCACACCACCTATCTCGCATTCAAGTCGATCGAGGCCCAGATCAACGCCACAAGCGTTCTGGCCAAGGCTGCAATCAGTTCCGCGTCGGATGCCGCATCTGCAAAAGCGGCCTACGAGGCGGTTCAATGGCCAACGACCCCGTAATCGAGCTTGCACGCCGCAAGAAGGCGGGCACGCACACGCGCGAAATCACCCATGTCGAGAGCCTACCCGAAGAGGTCAAGACCTACCTGCGTGAGATGGCCGAGCTCTTGAACCGGTTGGGCCTCAAGGTGGCCGAGCTCGAACGCCAGCGCGACGAGGACGCCCGCGAAACCCGCCGCATCTGCAAGGCTTTGGACGAGCGTATTTCCAGCGTGTCGGTCAACATCAGGGGGGCGGCATGAGCGAGCCCGTCAACTACCTCGCACCCGATCAGCGCCGCCGGATCGGCAATGCGCTCATGGCCTCCCAATACGACCGCCCGACCTATTACGACCAGGCTCCGGTGGAACGCGCAGGATTGCTCCCGCTTGGAACCTATCCGAATGGACAGACGGGACTGGCCTTCCCTGGATTCGTGACGGAGCCAGTTGAATCTTGGAACCGGATGTATCAGGCCGCTGCACAGGGAGAAAAGCCGTCGGCAGAAGATGCGTTCAACGTGGCAGGAGCGGCCATGGTTGGCGGGTTTGCTGCACCGAAGCCGACAAACACGCTCGGCACGTTTGGAGGACGCCTCGCGGCCGAGAATCTCGCCAAGGCCGGAGAACTCAGACCCCTTCGCGCTATGGACATGGCCGCGAAATTGAAGGCGGAAGGTGCCGATCCGGTTCGGATCTACGATCGCACCAGCGCATCGCTTGAGGGTACGCCGTATGCTGGCGTTCACTATGGGGCAGATGGAAAGCCTCGCTTCGAGATCGACGATTCCAACTTCTCCTATACGCCCGGTGCCGAGAAAAGGAACCTGTTCGGATTTGGCAAGGGCTACACCGAAGAGACCCAGCAGGGTCTGAGCGGTTCGCTATCGCACCCGAACTTGCTTGCGGCCTATCCAGACCTCGGCACGCGACGGCTTGACATAAAGGCCGGGCAAGACGTTGCAGAGAATGGTGGATGGGCTCGCGGAAGAATTGTCGCGGAAGGCCCGGCGGACAAAATCCCACAGATCGCGGCGCACGAGCTTCAGCACGAGCTGCAGCGGCGCGAAGGGTTCGCCACAGGCACCAATCTGGCCTGGGCCAAGGGCGACCCGGATTACAGTCCCCCCAATTCGTTGGACCGCGCGCTTGGATACGATCCCGCCTATAGCGATATCTATAAGCCAACGATGGGAGAGGTCGAAGCCAGGAACGTCGAGGCGCGACTGAACATGACTCCAGAAGAGCGGCGGATGACGCCGCCCTGGAAGACCCAAGACACACCGTACGGCGATCAGATCGACAACGTGACGCCGTGGCAGCGGTTCGCCAACCGAATGCTCCGTCCATTCTATGAATCAAACCTTGGCATGAGCTTGGAGTCCAATGATTGGATCCGACAGGCCGGAACGAAACGACGTGATGCCAACACGGAGCGACTCCGCGACCACGAGCGTGCAATCCAACAAGCTGAAGCGGAATGGGGCAGCGACAACCCTCTATTTGGTCACAACAGCGGTGCGTCGGCGACGCTTCCCACACGGTTTTCGCAAGGCCTCTACGCCAACGGCGGCCACCAGGGCGCTGCGACTGGTGCTGCAGTCAATGCGCTCGACCGGCCTGGCATCGGGCACAACAATCCGCCTCCGACTGTCTCTGTTCGCGGCCGTGATGTAGAGATCAATCCATCTAGACTGTCCGGCCGGTACGCTGACGACCCAGACCTGAACGAAGCATTGCTTCAAAGTGGCGGCAACATCGATTCCGTCATCCGGCAGGCCAAGAGCGACCTCGCTATTGCCCAGAAAGACAAGGCAGCAAATGCACGCTGGTATCGCCCAGAGACCTTAGAGCGAGCCCAGAGAGACCTGGATAATGCGCTTGCCTATCAGGCTGGGATCGGCCGTTACAGCGGTCTTGCAGAAAATCCGGTCGATGCATTGCCGTTTGGGCAGACCTGGTACCACGCGACCAACGCAGCGCCATTCGAGCAACTCCGTCCAAGCTCGGAAGGCGCGCTAGGTCCCGGCGTCTATGTCGGGCAAGGGAAAGCGGCCACGAAGAGCATCATTCCTGACTCAGAGCAGTTCTCCGGCGAAGGGCCTCGACGCCTGCTGTCGGCTCAATATCGAGGCTCGTTGATGCCGTACAACGACTACCTCAGACTGGCTGAGGATATTGCTGGCCGGTCTGGCATTGACGCAGGTTCGACGGAAATGAGCCATGCGCTTGCGCCTGTCCTTCGCAGGTACGGTTACTCCGGCGTCAAGGATCAATCGAGCGATTATGGACGATACGGCACGATCTTCGACCCATCTGACGTGAGGATCACAGGCCAGGAGCTCTACGCCAACGGCGTCCCCTACGGTCCCGCGTTGAATCTCCTATCCCCCTACTACGGCCAACCTGTTTCCCAGCCCCATTGGTCCAACTCCATGAGGGACGGCGACCTATGAAGCTCTCTCAACGCGGGCTCGAGCTATGATTACTCGAGAGGACATCAAGCGGTTCGCGCCAAAGGCAAAGCCTGCCTACGTCGATGCGCTCATGGCGGGCATGGAGACGTTGCGCGACGCCGGCATCCTCGACAGCGCCTATCGCATTGCGCATTTCATGGCCCAGGTCGGCCACGAGACCGGCGGCTTCACAATCATCAGAGAGAGCATGGCCTACAAGCCTCAGCGCTTGCGGGAGGTCTGGCCGTCACGGTTCAGGAACAAGCCCACGGCCGAACTCAAGGCGCTTTGCGCGGATCCCGTGAAGCTGGCCGATGCCGTCTACGGCGGCCGCATGGGGAACCGGAAGGGGACATCGGACGGCTACGACTTCCGCGGCGCCGGGTTCCTGCAGACGACCGGGCGGGCTGCGGTCGAGCTCTACGCCCGGAAGCTCGGGATCGAGGTCGGTCCTCACATTCTCGATGATCTCGGCATCCTGCTCAAGTTCGCGTGCCTGGAATGGAAGGAATCGCAGTGCTGCACGTGGGCTGACGAGAACGACATCGTGAAAGTGTCGAAGGCCATCAATACCGGATCGGCCACGAGCAACGTCAGACCTGTGAACCTCGACGATCGGAAAGAATGGTTCGCTCGGGCGTGGAGCATTTGGGGCGAGCGGGGCACGCCGGACAAGTTCGATGAGACCGTTGAGGCGAGCACGCTTGTCTCGGTGGGCAAGCCTGCACTGAAGGGCGGTACCGGCACACTTATTGCCAACTACCTCATGGGTGATCCCGTCGGGGTAACGTCATCTGCCGTCGCGCTCAAGGGTAACACGAGCCAGCTATTGGCAGGCGTTGACCTGACGACCTGGGGCGTTCCGGCTCTGATCCTGCTCGCCGCCGGCGGGCTGATCTTCTACCTGCGGAGGACCGCATGATTGAGTTCTTCCGGTCCCTGCAGGGATTCGTGACGATTGGTGCCGTTGCTCTCGTCGCTGTGTGGGGCTGGGTGGCGTCCATCAAGTCAAAGGCTGTCAACGACTACAAGTCTCGCGTCGAGATCCAGGAAAGGCGGACCGATGCGAAAGCTCAAACTGCTCGCAAGCGCGCTGTGTCTGATGCAGACCGCGTGCTCGGCAAATACTATCGCGACTAGCAGCGCCCAGATGTGTAACTCGATCGAGCCCATCCGCCCGTCGAGGAAGGACGTTCTCACACAGGGAACAAAAGAGCAGATCGTCGGCACGAACGCCGCCATCGAGACCTGGTGCCAAAAGGGGGGCGCCCCTCAGAAGGTGGCCGTGCGATGACACATGACGCCGCTCGGGGAATACCATCTTGGCCAGCTTGTGGAGACGATGCGCTCGATCAAATCCGACGTGCACGACTTCCTCTCATGGCTGAAGCGAGCTTTGATCCTGCTGGGCCTCTACGGCTCGGGCATTCTCGTGCTCCTGCTCTCGGACGAGAAGGCGAAACTCGCCGCAGACCTGATCAAAGCGATACGATCATGACCAGGCTATGCTGGGGAGGAAAGGTCTTTCTCTGCGTCTCCGTCGGTGTGTTCTTTGGGAATGTCGCCTGGCATCTGATGGCTTAGGTGGCCCATCCCTTCGGAGCGATCACGCAAGGCCATCTATAGTAGTAGCTGTTGTTGTCGGCCGGCGTGGGGGCCCACAGCGGTCCGTCAGCGCCTATATAAGTTTCGCGATCGACAGGCACGAGTTCGAAGCCGTTATCGTTGATAGTCTGCTCATAAACGCGGTTCCACTCGCGGCCTGCATGCTGTGCCGCGTTAGCCGCGACTTCATGAACGCGGCGACTTTCTTCTTCGAGCGTCATCCCGTGTCTCCTGGCACCTCCGTACTCCATTCGATTGCGGACATAGGTCGCACGCGAGTGCAGTATCGTCGCCATGAGACGAAGGCGTCCGTCATTAAGTGGCTCTTTCAATGCCATCCTATCCCCTTTCCTCTCCCTTTGGTGGGGAGACATGGTGAGCCTGCTGGGCGGAAATTGACGGTGGGTGCACGAACTGCCATCTGAATCCACAGCTTGCGCATGTCGCAGTGATCGGCACAGGCGGTATTAAATCATCTAGCTTCGCGTCTTTAGGCATCGGCGGCAACTTCGTCTCCAACTCATTGCCCTGTATGTTCCCGCACCGTGGGCACTGATTGTAATTGCGCTCTGCCATATCCTCTATCTCCCCGTCGTCTCCCTGTTCAACATGTTCAAAAACAGGGAACCGGTGATATCCGCTTTGCGCAGGGCTATAATCATGGAATCCACGTTTCCACGAACCTCGCTCGCGAGTTTCATCAGTCGGATTGCAAACGATGATCCTTCAGCCAGTGCGACGGTGAGACCGCCAGCCGCGATTGCGGCATCCCACTCAACTTCGGCGACCACAGACATCCCGCACTCCTTGCAACGCTTGGCGATTTTAGCGAGTGCTGGGGCGATCTCGGAATCGTAGACGGCTTCGCGTTCTGCTGGCGTCATTCGTCACGTCTCCCTCTGAGGGTGAATGGTGGGGGTGGACTATTGGTGCAGGATCGCAAGAACGTCCTCGTAGGCAGAAATCCTGCCAACCTCCACAGCAGCCGTCATCTTCGCACCTTTGGCGTCGGCGACGGCCTTTCTCTTGCGCGCTTCATCCAGTAACTCGGAAATCTGCTTCCGACTCGCCGCCATGCCGGAACTGATAACTTTGAGCTGTGCCATTTTCTTCTCTCCGTGTTCTGAATAGGGGACAGGGGCTTTGGAGCGTCGCGAAGGAATCGAACCTTCGTCCTCCCGGTTGGAAGCCGGGCGTCCTATCCTGGCCTAGACGACGATGCTGACCTCTCGCTACCAGTCGGTCGAGTCCATGGCCCGACGCATTCTTCGCAACTGCACGTCGAGATCGAGCACCAAGTCCTCTAAGGCGCTCATTTTCTCGTCCGCCGACGGTAGTCTCCACTCCAAGCGTTCGGCATCCCAGACCTCAACGGTGCCCTTTCTGTCCGAATTGGGATCGTCGAGGTATTCGTGTTTGATCCGTGCCCACATTTTTCTTCTCTCCCCGAAGTGCTCCGGCGTTCATTGCGACCCACTAAAGCAGGACATAAAAGCAACATCGCCAAACATGAGCCACACCAACAGCAACAAAAGCCAATCAAATCAACACTACACAGGGTAAGCTCCCACGTTTAGCCTGAAGTGTTCTGGGGTCCATAAAGGTAGTCTTTCGGCAGCATCGCATCCTCCAGCCTCCATCCGCTTTTTAGGCGCTCTGCAATGGTGCCCTTGCTATAGCCAAGCTTGGTATCCCACGCGGTGATTGGTAGCCGCTCGCCATCCCACTCGATGATCCGTGTGACTCGACGATTTGCTGCCTGCGTTGAAGGGGTGGCCCAGCGGCAATTTGCGGGCTCGTAGTTCCCGTTCACGTCCACCCGGTCGAGAGACTTCCCCTCCGGCATCTGCCCCATGTCGGCATGGAAGTTGGCAAATGACTTCCACCGGTCACAGACACTGATCCCGCGTCCACCATAGTTCGGGTAAGCCTTGTGGCTGGGGTTCCGGCAGCGCTGGATCATCTGCCACCAGATGCCGAATTCCTTCGTTTTCCGCAGCCCGTGCTTGAAGTTGTAATGACGTTCACCGCTTGCGCTTGGCATCATCGTCTCCTGCACCAGATTTGCACCCAACAACCAGCCGTGTTCACATCACGTTCCCAACACGTACCTGCACATAACGCTTGACGGTCTCCCTGAAAAAAGCCAGTAACGGCGGTCTCCGGGCGCGTAGCTCAGCGGCAGAGCACTACCTTGACATGGGGTTGTTCGGTAGCGTTCATGCTACTTTTTACGCTGAATCTGCACAACATTTTTTGCGCCAGTCACAGCCTGCACCAGATTTGCACCAGAAGAACGCATTGCGTCATCAAGCGACGACCGTTCCAGATGGCCATAGACCTCCGCCACCATGCGGTAGGACTTCCAGCCCCCCAGCTTCTGAACCTCCAGCAGCGTTCTCCCGTCGCGAAGATGGCGAGCGGCGAAGGCATGCCGGCCAACCTCGTGCGTCGAGAACGGCGGCAGGATCCCAGCGCGCTCGCAGGCGCGGCCAAGGGCTTGGTTGAGGCTGTACCGGCTGGCAAACCCGAACAGGGGCCCAGCGGTGCCTCTGAGGGGCGTGAGCGCTGCCATCAACGAGGCACCCGCGCACACCACTCGCGGTGATCCGTTCTTCGTCTCCCGCAGAGTGATGTCGCCCCGGATCCAGTCAACGTCCGGATCCTCGACCCGGCAGGCTTCGGCGACGCGAGCCCCGCCCAAGCTCATGAGCATGATTGCTCCGACCAGCCGGACGGAGCAGGCCGGCAATATCCGTTGCAAATCCTCATCCGTCGCGAACCGAACCGCGCCTTGGCGTTCGATCTTCGGCCGCACGAATGCCGGCATAGGCCCCATGCCGCCCTTATGGGCAAGCCTGTAGATCGCAATCAGGGGCGTATACACTTGGCGGTTGATCCCCTGGGATCCCGTCTTGGGGTAGCGTTCGCTGATGAAGCGCATCACGTCTGCCTGGGTAATGTCGGCCAGCCGGCGCGGACCGAAGGCCCTGACCAGCGGCTCGAGAAACCGAATCTCCCCGCCACTTCTGACGTAGAGCTCTACGGCTTCTCCGAATGAGGTTGTGCGTTCTGGCCCGAACGTGTGGGCGTCGAGGATTTCTTTTTGTCGGCGAGCAAGGATTGCTTCCGCATGCCCTCGGCTATCAGTGCCAGTGCTCTCGTCGTAGCGGCGGCCCCCGAGTGAGCCCCGGATCCGCCACGTGCCTTTGACCGCATCCGGCCGGCGCCAGAGCTTGAGCATCGCATGGTCTCCAGGAACGCGGTCCAACTCGTCTCGTCCAAGGCAAGCTGCCGGCGGTGCTCGATAGCAAGACCGGATGCCCTGAGTCTCGCCCGCAGTGTGCGCACGGCAATCCGGAAGGGCAACCGGGCCCTTACCTCGTCAACAGTGAGCAGGTGACGTTCACTCATTGTCCGTCACCTCGCTCTGGAGGGGGAGGAAGGGGAAGGAAGTGGGTGAACTTTGGCTGGTTGTGAATGCAGTACCAAAGCCAGTGGTCCACCGACATGCTGCCGTTTTTTCTAACCAGCAGACTCGGCCCATCCTTCGGCGCCTCTGCTATCGGCCTCCACGTCGTCAGGGAGCGGAGACGGGTGATTTCTTCGATGGCCTCACGCACTCGGTTCACATTGGCCATTACGCTGTGGCCTGGAGGCGTGTCCCCTGCGATTCGTCGCAGCATATCCACGATGTCAGGATTAGCCATTATTTCGCCCTCGCAAATTCGCCGAAGACTGATCTGGCGGCTCTAGCGTAGGCATTCGACGCATCTTCCGGGCTATCGAAATATCCGAGTGAGCGGGACTTGCCGTTCATCTGGATTTTGGCCTGCCACTTATTTTTGTGCTTTTTAACGCCCTTGAAGCCGCTTCTGTTGTCCTTTCGGCAACCCACGTTTCCTTGGTTTTGAGAGCGGGTTGCTAAGCGCAGGTTTGCAATCGCATTGTTGTCGCGGTTACCATCGATGTGATCGATATCCATTTGCGGGAACTCACCATATTCGATGAGCCACGCAACGCGATGAGCTCGAAAAAGTCTGCCGTCAAAGCGCAGGTTTCTATAGCCGTTACCTTCGACGGTTCCTGCCCTGTCTCCGACCTTCATGAACGTGCGGTTCACAATCCATGTGAAGTGGCCGGTCATCCTGTCGTACTTCACCAGTTCAAGCACACGCTCTCTCGTGATATCGATCTTGATGCGCTCATCAAATCTAGCGTCTATACTGCCGACAATTTCGTAGTCGAGCATGACGCGGCCGTCTGCGCGCTCACAGTAGAAATTCTTGCCCAGTTCCCACGGCTCGGAATCATCAATGCGATTCAGATGACTTATGACGAGGCAACCCCTATCGTCATAGCGTAATGCCTGTTTGTGCATGTAGTGCTGCTGGCGACGTGCGCCGATGAAGTGAAACACCTTGAGCACGTCACCAGGTTGGATCTCGCGCCCTATCTTGTCGAAGAGTTTATCGCTCATGCTTCACCTCTAGTGCGGGAGAAGTCTTCTGGCGGGTCTTGGCAAACCTCGCCGTTCCATGCGCCGCAGTTCATGCATTCGCCACCGTGGTCGCATTCATTCGTCTCGCATCGGCGCGGAGGATCGCCACAACACTTCGCGCACGCGTAGGTCTCGATGCCAGTCACATCGACACGACTTACTTTGACGTTGCTTGCGTCGCAAACATCACAGGTTCCGCGTGCCATCACGCTCTCTCCCCTTGTGTGCGAGAGAGGGCGGCGCGGGCTGAACGGAAGTCGCTGGGTCCGAACCAAGTTGATATTGGCTCTCTATGGATTGTTGAGATCCACCCGTTTTCGTCTACGTTCGATGCGAATTCGGCGAACGGCTCCAGCGCTCTCCGCATCTCCTCGTATCCGCAGGCGGCATTCAGCGCAGAGACGATACGCTCGGCGAACTGCCGTTCCGCTCGCAAATCTGAAGATATGATGCCAACGTTCAAGAGCGCGTACACCTCGCCATCCATAAACAGCGAGAAGCGAAAATCGACTGCGTCCGCGCCCTGATCGTGCAACTCGAATTTCGCCGCTGCGACTCTCTCTCTGATCGGATCGTCGGTCATAGCGACTTGGCCTCTTGACGGAGAAGCTTGAAAAGCTCGTCGATGTCATCGTCATCCAGGAGAATGATCTGTGTTCTGCCATCGTCGGGACCAACGGCTAGGGCGACAAAGCGCGGGCCTAAATCATTGTCCATTGTTCCGATGTGAAACTGCCCGTGAGACGTGTCGATGTGGGTATTGCTCCAATCAACCGAGTCCCATTCAACCGCTTCTTTGATGTCGGTCATGTCCCGCTCCGCTTGGTGCGCTCGGAGATCATCGCGTCTGCTATTTTGTATGCCGCATGCGCCAGTTCTTCATGCAGCGTTCGACCGTTTTCGGTAGCTATGTTGACTAGGTCATCCATACCGTGCCGGTCACCGTAGGCTGGGCATATGCAGGCCAACGCCTGCCCGGCAAACCAATCACGCAGGCTCATCCCATAAGAGCCCTGGCAGATGCCATTGCCGTGGCCGTCTCGCTCATCAGGCCTCGGGAACGCCGGTCCCCCATCGTCTTTCTCGCTCATCGCCAGCCCCTTCCCCATGATTGATCCTTCGGGCGCTTCGGGAATCCTCTCGATTGCTTCACCCCGAAATGCCTCTCACTCGCCCGCTTGCCGTGCGCGATTTCCTTCGCGTCCTTCGCGGCTTTTCCATCCGGCCCGGCATCGTGCTTTTCGATGATCGGCCAGAGGTTCGTCGCCGTTTCCTTCCCGCCCTCTGCGTGCCTTGCTCCATGATCCGCCCGCCATTTGGTGATCGCCGGATTGAACCGCATCCCGCATCCGCAAGAGCAGATCATGTAGACGTGGCCGTTCTCATCGACCTTCTTGTGAGTGTCGAAGCAGATGCGGCGGGCTTTGACGGAGTTGCGACTCACAGCGGAACCTCCGCAAACGTCTCGACCTTCGCCGGCTTCCGCTCCCGTATCGGCGGCATGATGTCTGCCACCTTCAACCCGGTTTCGGCCTCGATCGTGTCGGCCACGGCGTCGAACAGTGCGCAGGCGTCAAGATGCGGCAGCGTGTCGAAGTCGATGCTCTTGCTCTCGATGACGTAGAAGGTGTCGACCGTAGCCGACGTGAAATGGATCGGATCAGCCGTCGCCAGTTCGGCAGCGATCGCGAGCACAGCCTGGTCCTTCGTCATCGACCCCACGTCCACGGTCTTGATCACAGCGTATCCCGACTTGGCTTGCAGCCATTTGCGGAGACGTTCGTCATTCATCGGCTTGAAGCGGTGGTCGTGGGGCCAGTGCGAATGAGCTGCCTTCACGAGGGCGAAGTACCGTTTGTGCTGCGGAACCGATCGCGGCTTGCCCTGTTTCGGAGGCGTCAGGTCCCCGCCGCAATGCGGGCAGTGATCGCACACCGGAGTCTTTGCTCTCGCTCTCTCGCTGAAGGGGACTTGCATCAGTACCTCCTCATCAAACCGACAAGACGCCCTATGATCGCAATCTGATTTGGGCCGAAGATCCGCGTTTCGTAATTCGGATTGGCGGCCTCCAGCGCCACCGCGCCGCCACGCTTGCGCAGCCTCTTTAGGGTCGCTTCCTCACCCTCGATGAGCGCCACGACGATGTCGCCGTTCTCGGCAGCGTCACAGCGACGGATGACGATCATGTCGCCGTCGATAATCCCGGCGTCGATCATCGAGTCGCCCTTCACCTCGAGCGCGAAATGCTCTCCGCTCGTGAGCAGATCGGGCGGACATGCGATGTCGTGGCTGTGGCTCTGGATCGCGCTGATTGGGACGCCGGCAGCAATCCGGCCCATGACAGGAACGGATATCGTTCGACTATCAACAACAGTCGACGGAACGACTTTCATCTGCGGGACGAGCGGCACACTGCGAGGCATCGCGTTCTCGTACCCTGGCATCCGCAATATCTCGATCGCCCTGGCTCGGTTCTCCAGTCTCCGGATGAAGCCGCGCTCCGCAAGGGCAACAACGATACGTTCGACACCACTCTTCGACTTCATCCCAAGCGCGCACGCCATCTCCTCAAACGAAGGACCGATGCCGGTGCTATCGATCCGGTCCTTGATGTAGTAGAGGGCTTCTTTCTGGCGCTGGGTCAGCATCGCGGTTACTCCGCTGCCATCGGTTGCGCTGAGAACGCCTTCACCTTCTCCAACTCAGCCTTAAGCATCAGCGCGCCATCCTTGTCGTGCGCCCAATACTCATTGATCGAGTGGCGGTTGCGTTCGGCCCACTCCATGATCGCCCCGGGCTCTTCCTCTCCCCGCTTCATGTTCTCGGCGATGAAGGCGAGGGCCTGATCTCCAAAGCGGCCGACCTGGATGCGCTCCAGCGGTGCATTCGGCTCCCACTGGATCATGATGGCGTTGGGGCCACCGAGGCGCGCCATCCGATCGTTGGCATCGTGTTCGGCGACGATCTCGGTGGCGGTGAGCTCCAAGGTGTGGGCGGCGTCGAGTTCACCGTCTGCGAACGAGCCCGCAGTGTCCTCAGGCCACCCCTTACGGATTGCGTCGGCCTCGGTGCACTTCGCCAGCATCGTCTCCGGCATCGTGTGCCAGTTCGTCTTCTTTGGATCGAGCACAGCAGAACCGTCGCCTACGGCTACCTTCTTGCGCTTTGGCTTGCCGGTGTCTGGCCAGAATTCCCCGGTCTCCTCCCACTTGAACTCGCCGGAGACCAGGATTGGTGCGCGTTCGTCCCACTTCAGACGCGAGCGGATCGGATGCCATCCGCCATGCTTGTACTGGTAGACCGTCACCTCTGCCGATATCAGCCCTTTCGGATTGGCGGGAGACTTGGCGCTCTCGTCATAGACGAACCGTGGCGGCTCCTCGTCTGGCCGATAGTCGCCAGTGCGAGACGCAATCTTGCGGTAGAGCCCAATACTCAGCACCGGCACGACGCGGCGATCTTCCGTTCCAGGCTTGCCAAAGCAAAAGAAATAGATGTCGCGCGTGAATGGATTGGCGCGGTAAATCTCGCACCACTCAATGGCCTCGTCGATTTCAGAGCCAACAAGCTCCTTGCCCGCGGTCTTCGTGAACAGGGACAGCTTCCTGGCATCGTTCCGAGTAAGTCCGGTCGTACGGTATGGAACAATATTAGACATGACGCGATCTCCTCCGATTATAACGGTTCGATGCATCCCGCTGACATTGGCGGCACACCCGATAGCCAAGAGCATGTGTTGCAGTGTTTGCCGGAGTGAACTCATGCCCGTTCTTGCAATGCGTCTTTGCTAGAGCGAATAGGGCCCCGGGGTTCGTCGTTCTGTCACCGACGCGTCCGCGACGGACGTTTTCCCCGCGAGTTACCGGCTCAAGATGTTGCGGGTTAACGCACAATGGCTGGCGACAGAGGTGATCCAGACATAATCCGTTTTCAATTGCGCCAACGAATGCTTCGTAACAAAAACGGTGACTCATCACGTAGCGCCGAGAGCCGTTCGCCATGCTGCCAACTCTGAACTGCCCATACCCAGCGGGTATGGTGTTCCCAGTCCACAGCCAACATCCAGTGTTTGGTTCTGGGCTCACACTACGCATAAACCGCTCTACTGGGTTTGCAGGAACTGGCCCCTTTGTCATGGTCATGCCGTCCTCACGCTAATGGTTTCGCCGCCGTTGCTCAGCGCAGCCCCGGCAATCGTCTGTCCGTCTTTCAGCGCTGCCAGGAGTGCTTTGCGGTCGAGCTTCGGATCGCCGCGCTTCCAGAACTCCGAAGGGATTTCAGCTTCGTCCGTAACGACCACCCCCGGAGCGACGGGACGGCGGGATAGAGTGGCTGTCGGTAGCTCAAGCTTTTTGAGTTCAGCATGCGCCATCGCCGCCGAAAGCGCAGCGCGAATGCCGTCTGCCTGCCCCTCAAGGCGCGCACGACGAGCACGCATCTTTTCGATTTGAGCCGAAATCGCAGCGTCATGAGCGTCCAGTTCCGCGAGCCGCTCAACGGCCGCCGCACACGCTTCCTTGAAACTGGTCTCTCCTTCGATGGCATCGGCGGCAGCATCTTCGTCGTCTCCAATCACATCCTTGATGTTGAGCAGGAGCGCGCGAGCGGCTTCGGCTTCGCGCGAAAGATTGTGGGTGATGTTCATTCCACGCCCTCCGTAAATCCGTGTTCCTGCGCCACCTTCACGGCGCTCTGCTCTGCGACGCTCTCAACCCAAT